AAAACCGCTGGACCGTGTATTCAGCTGGGTTTTGGTTTCCCTCGTTTTAGGTTTTGGTGGCGGAGCCTCTTCCTCGGATTCGGACTCTTCGTAAATGATGGTCTTCTTCTTTGGCTTCTTCCTCTTCTTAACAATGACCACCTCCTCCTCGGATTCGGATTCCTCCTGATAGATGACTTTAGGTTCCTTCTTGGCTTTGACAGGAGGCGCCGGCGGCGCCACAGCTTTAACCTTCTTCTTAACTGGCTCGGGTTCAGGCTCGGAAGCCTCCGACTCTTCGCTCTCGGAAACGACCTTTGGCGGAGCCGAACTATTCATATATTCGACGGCTGCCTTCTTAATGGCCTTCTGAGTGGTGGTCTTTTTTTTTTCTTCAAGTGCTAAGAGCATTTTCTTAGTGGCCTCCTGTTGTGCATCGGAGCGTGGTTTTTTCTGCTTTGGCTTGGTAAGCACTGCATCATCATTTAGGGATTCGTCTGACATTATATAATAGGGAAACATAAAAAATGTCTAAAGCTTAATTAAATCTATGCACATTATATTATAATGCCCCTCGAAATCCACGAAGTAGCCAATGATAAAATGCCGGAAACAAAGCCCATAAAAGAAACCATGGATATATATGTCCCCGATATTGTAGAGGGGGTTGCCCGACGGAACGGAGGGATAATCCTCTACATAGGTTCGGGAGGCAGTGGAAAGACAAGCCACCTCTTAACCCAAATGAAAACGGTCTATAAAAAGAAGTTCCATCATATCTGGTATTTCTGCCCATCGTCCTCCTTCTTAAGTGTAGAGAAGCACCCATTTGAAAAGCACGATAAGGTGTATCATGAATTGACAACGGAAGCATTAGATGACATCAGGGAGGAACTGACAAACATCAAAGAGGAGCGGGAAGAAGATGATATGCCGGAATACTCACTGGTTATCATAGATGATTTTGCAAACAATTTGAAAGATAAACATCTGCTCGCCAAACTAAATTCAATGCTAATCAAAGCGAGGCATTTGAATTGTTGTTTCCTTTTTACCGTGCAGTCATATCTGTATTACCCGAAGATACTGAGGAAACAGCTGACTTGGGTCAGCATCTTTAGTGGTGTGAGAAATAAGGAGGAGTGGTCCACAATCACAAAGGAACTCTTAAAAATGTCGGAGCAAGATGCGAAAACCCTCTATGATTATGTATTTGATAAACCGTATCAACATATGGATTTAGACTTATTTGAGGAAAAGTTCTATAAGAACGGAAACCACCTGGAGATTACAGAAAATTAACTCCGCATATTATAAATGGAGCATATCGAAAGTATCCAAATATTTTTAAATTCAAGATATGCTACTGAGACGGTAGATGGAAACACTGGAAACTGTATTTATTATTTACCAGTAATCGAAATCCCAGATGGTCATCACATTTATTTATCGATGCAGAATGCGAATATCCCTTATTCATTTTATTCCATCACCGCTATTGACAACACCTTTAGCTGGGGGCTTGTCAGCGGGCCTATTAACACATATTATGTAGAACCCGGAAATTATAATATAACCCAGTTTATAGATGTTATCAAAAATGCAATGGGTGCATCGTATACAATAACTTATAGCTCGATAACCAGTAAAATTCTTATCACTCATTCTACAAGCAACTTTATAATATATGCGGCCACAATAAACCACGTTCTGGGTTTTTCTAAAACGACCAATACGACCTCAACAGCCAATTTACTATACGGGAGAGACTGCGTAAATCTCAATCAAATACGGGCCATCAATGTAGAGATAAATTTCCCTACATACAATGTAAATGTAGCGCAGTCGTATAATAATAATATTTTGGCGACAATCCCGGTGTATGTGGCGCCGTTCAGTATAATCACATATACGAATCCCAATAACTTTAGAACAAATTTGTATGTGAATAAATTGGACCAAATACAGATACGGCTTCTGTCGAATGACGGAAACCTGATAAATCTGAATGGGATAAATTACCAGATGACATTGCAATTGGATTGTATAAAATTTGTTTAAGCTCACGCTTTTTAAAAATGTTTGTATATGGTATAATGATTGGCTATAAAAAACCTTTAGGAAAAGCGATGATCGGATATAAAATGCCGCTGGGAATGCACCGATTTGGCGGGAAAGTTCCCCTATTAGAGAGGCCAGCGGCCAGACAAGTTGCTGAAGCTCTTCAACGAAAAGTTTCGGCGGGTCTTGAACGAAGGGTGCTTAAACGATAGAAAAAACATTTAGACATTGTTTAAATGTTTTTGTCCAAAAAAAAATGTATTAGGCTATTATATAATGATTCCGTCCAACCTCAAATATGTGAGCAAAACTGAAAGTGCCGCTGGAAGACGCTACCTCACTCAGATCCAGCCGCAAGGTTCGACCACCTTTGCCCAGGGCGAAACTTGTATTATAAATATTCCCACCCGAGCCAACACTGCCCTTATCCCTTCTGAGTCTTACTTGAGGGGAACTGTGAATTTCTCAGTTGGCGCCACCACTACTGCAACCACATTGGAGTCGTGCGGCTGGCACGCCCTGTTCCAAAGAATCAGGGTTTTCCATGGGTCTAATCTCCTTAACCTTCAGGGAGAAAAAGTGTATCCAAAAGATATGCTAGTCCTTTAATTTAGGGCAACACATCCAAATTGACGGGAAACCCCTCAAGGTATAAAATACTAAACCATACTGGAAACATTATGGTGGCTTATGCTAACAACATAAGGTATAGTAAAAAGTTTTATATTATAGGGCAATCCGCAGCCAGTCTTCTAAGTCCGTTATGATAGGATATGAAGGCGGTTCAACGACTAAATGCCTGTGGGCATCAAATGACGGTCTAATCAACCGGATGATGCATAAGATATAGTCTAATCCCACCCGAGAGGGTGCATACCCCATTTAAAAAGGTATGACGTTTAATAAGAGCAAATGCTTATTAGTTATAGCGTGGTATATAGGGATTTTCTGCTTATGGCGGAAGGTTATCCCTATCTCATACAATCTCTCGGTGGTGGAATCGCCAAATCACTCGGAACAGTGGTCACCCGTGAAATGTACAACTCGGTGGCTGGTATAGCCGCCGTCCCTGCTGGTTCTGACAACACCCTTGTTCTCCCTGCAACCGTTTCCCGTGCTGCACCCACCGGCTCAGACGGTGGAGCTGTTTCTGTTTTGAAATACCCGTCCAGTGCATTTTACGGCTACGATTTGGAGAAATCCGCTGGAGTCCTGTTCTCAGGTATTAACTCTCGTGCCGCACCCCCATTCCTCAATTTGTTTCTTCAATCTGCAACCACCACTGCTGTTGTCTGCAACGCGTGGGGAATCTCGGATGTAGTGCTTGTAATCGATGCCGTGTCGAAATCAATCCAGGCTTTCATTTAAATATGCGATTGAAAACCATTTAACCAAAACCCAAAAAAAAACCTTTAACCAAAAAACCTAACATTTTTTTTTTTTTTTAACCAATAATGAACTATTTTTAACTATTTAGCCGTTTTTAACATAATTATTGCCTGGTTAATTGTTAAGTTTATCAATAAAATTAATTTTATTTATGGTTTAACTCATTTAACAATACATTTTATATAAATTTTATTGTTAAACTTTCATTATTTGGTTAAAAATAAAATATAAGGTTATATAAAATGGATATTGACGAAAAGAAAGCATATCATCAAAAATATAATAAAGCATATTATTTGAAACGAAAGTTTGCAAAGCATGCAGAAGGAAATGTTTTTTTCCGTAAAACCGCCACACCATCTCTCGTGGTCAAAAGAGAGAAGATTTCAAAAGCATTGGAAGAGAATGAAGCCAAAGCGAATAATTTTAGGGAAATGTTAAAACAATCTTCGCATATATAAATGAGCCAAATTCGCATAAAAGAAAATGTAAGCCCACCATTAAAGAAACCATCCTTTGTTGTTGATGGGAAATTGCATGACAAACTGGATGAGTACGAAATCACAAAACTAATGAACCGCTCAAACTTTGCTCTTTTCTTAGGCCGCGCCGGTTCTGGAAAATCAACTCTCCTTATTTCACTTCTGCAGAGCCCAAGCCTATTTAAGAAGGTTTATCACAACATTATTTTATTCTGCCCTCCAAATTCTAGGGCTTCAATTAAAAATGATTTTTGGGCCGTTTTGCCCGAAGAACAGATTTACGACGAACTCAACTATGATAATTTATCAGAGGCTTATGCATTGGCTGAAGAGAACGCATCTCAGGGTTTTAAAACGCTCATTGTTTTAGACGACGTTCAAAAATATCTCAAAGGGGAATCTGAGAAGCTATTACTTCACATGGTTAATAATCGCAGGCATGCCGGTCTCTCAATCTGGTTAGCGGCACAAACGTACAAATCCATTCCCATGCAAGTTCGCATGGGCCTTACATCGATGTTTATTTTTAAAATCAATAAGCAGGAAATGAAAAATATTTTCGACGAACAGGTAGAGGTAAGTGATGAGATATTTAAGGAAATCGTTTCGATTGCATATAAAGAACCCCACCAGTTTATTTTCATTGATACAAACTCTCAACGGATTTTTTTAAATTGGGATGAAATTTTAATTGAATGAAGTTTAGAATTATTATGGTTTTATATATATATAATGTCAGTGAAACGATTCTTTAACAAATTAGGTGATGACACAAAAAAGTTTTTCAGTAAAGGAGGTGCCGCTGATGTAGGACTCCGTAAATTTGGAAAGACAATATCTAAAATCGGCGGTGTTGCACAACAACTCACGCCTTTGGCGGCGGTTTTAGCCCCCGAATTAGCCATTCCTTTGATGGCGGGCGGAAATTTAGCAAAAGTTGCCGGTAAAACAGCGTTGGACATTCGAAAGGGTGCGGGGAGTGCGAGGAGTGCAGAGGGCAAAACTGGAAATATCATAAAGGCACTTACGTCAGGAATCGAAGCGGGAAAACCTGCAACCAGTCAATTGGAAGCCAATTTTGCTTAATTAGAAATCGATTATTTTATTTTGTAGTCTAATAATATAATGGAAATTCAAGCACTACCACCAAAACGAAAATTCAATGTTGTTTTAGATATTTATAACACTGCCGCATGGAAAGGAAAACAGTTCGATGCAACATTTTCTATCGACTTAAAACGCATTGTTCCAAATCCAGCAGATTTAGCCAGACCTTATGCAGTAACGTTTAGTTATTTTATGATGGGAGGACTTATTGCAACCAGCACTTTGGCACAAACCAGTTTATACGCATTGCATCTCGATTTTAGACGAAATAATCACATTCACCAATTAAATGCCCCTCAACCGTATGCAGGGAACTTGGATTTTCAACTTATCCAAAATGCCGCCACACCCACGCAGGGACGTTTATATGCTATCGAAACAACGAACCATCCCATTTATTTAGACAACTTAACGAATTTAACCGAAATTCAAGTTGCCACAATCATAAACTCGACTGGAGCAGTGTTTAATGTTGCAGACGGTGCAACTATCAATAACGTAACCAAATATGTTGTTTATTTGCATTTTGAAGCACTTTAAAAGGAACCTACGGTTCCTCTTTGACTCATCCCTTTAGAGTATGGGATTATAAGGGAACGACGAGTTCCCTTAACTTTAACCAAATAATTTATATAAAAATATATTTATATATAAACTAATGAGCACAAATTACGGGTTTGAACCGACACTCGATGGATTAAATAATATTGACGCAGATTCAAGCACGACGACGAATATTATATGCGATACGATTCAAATCAACACAAGCGGCACTGCACCTACTGTTTCGGCATTGTCAAATGATACGTCTATAGCAACTACAGCATGGGTTAATAATCACGCAAGTAGTTTATATGTCACATTAGCAGGAACACAAACGGTTACGGGTGAAAAGACTTTTTCAAATGCAAACACATTTATTACTGGAAACACGGTTACGAATGATATTGTGTCTGCATTGCCAACATCTAATATTAATATTGGGTCGGCACAAACAAGCGGAATTTTAAACATTGGGACAGGGACATCAAGAACAGGAGCAATTAATATAGGAACTGGATCAACAGCTACATCTACTACTATTTCAATCGGCAATCAAACGGGAGCATTTGGTTCTTGTGATATTGCAACGACAACCATAACAGTTGGTAAAGCAAATACTGCTACTAACAGTATGCAAACATCAACAAACGGAACATTAAATTTAAAAACAACATCAACAGGTGGAAATATCAATTTAGGGACTGGTATGACAGCAGGAGCAATAACTATTGGTGGTGGCACAAGTTCGGCAACAAATATACTTATCGGTTCATCACAAACTACTTACACGGGTTCTATTGCGATCGGCACAGTTGTCGTTGGAAATGCCCCTATCACGATTGGTTCATCATCATCAACAACGCAAACAGCAACCCATAACGCTTTAACAACTTTTAAAAAACTCGTGGTAGTTGATGATGGAATATTATTACGACTGGGATTTTCAGCAACTGGTTTAACAATGGCTAAAACGGGAACAAATGAAATTACTTTTAAATTATTAGATAGTCTTGATACTTTATATTTTAATGGAAGCACTGGAGCTAATATTATGTATTTGAACTCAACAGAAATAGTCAATTCAATACCAACTACATTTTCAAGCACAACTACACATACAGGAACAGCAACATTTAATAATAATATTTTAATACAACAATCAACCTATCCATCTACAAATACATCGCAACTGGGATATACACTTACTGTTGCGGGGTCAGCTGGAAATACAACGACCAATGTTTGGAAAACATTAAATCAAATTGATGTCCCGTCAAAAGGTGTTTGGTTATTTGTTGGATTATATGAATTAGATGTTGTAGCAGGACAACCGGGTGATATCGAACAGTTGCGTTTTGGTTTATCAAGTGTAGCACCCGTATCATTTACCCGTGTTTCAAATATTGAATACTACAGAGAAGCAGATGATACTGTTAGTTTAAATGATATAAGAGATAGACTTCAAGTGTCAGGTGTTTTCACAGTGACGGCAGCAGCAACTTATTATTTTTCGGCTCGTCTTAGATATACTGGATTTTCGGCAACAGACCTTCAAACAAAAGGCAATTCAACATTAACAAGAATTGGATAAATTAAGGGAACCAAGATTTGACTCCTCCATAAAAAAATGTTATATAATGGTATAAAATGAGTTCAAACTTTTGTTTCATTAACCCGAAAAACTCTTTAGCCAAAGACGTTCGCATTCAGCGCCTCGTCGGTCAGATTGTTGAGAAGGCCTCTGATATTCCGAATCATACGGACTACAGAAACAACATGGAATTTTTAAAAATGGTTTGTTTGATGGTTGAAAACGCCGGAATCGATAATAAGAAGAATAAGGGGGCCAAAATCGATAAGAAAGACATTGTCTATCAGGTTTGGCAACGCCTTTTTTCTGGTTTAAAACCCGAACACTTAAAAGATTTAGAAGCCAATATTCAGTACTTGTGGGAGAACGGGCAGATTTACAAAAAATCGTTTTGGAACATCTGCAAACATTCCATTTGCAACTGGTTCGAGCGCAAGATTTTAAACTAATTGACAGCATCTATGATTGGGTTTTAGATTACTTAATGAACCAGTTTATGAAAAGAGTGGGTGTTCCATTAAGAGTTATAACTGCTATAAACACGGTTGCAAATCTCTCCAGTTGGTCCGTAATTCAAATGATACTTTCGAAATTCGGTTATGCGAAATTTATGAATTGGGTGTTTTGGGTTGCCGTCATATTTTAATTTTTTAAAATATGATTTTTATTCTCGTTTGACATATTTCAGCGCCGTGGTAATATCTGTCTGGCCCATTGCATTGGCCGTGTCTGTTAAATCTTTTAAATCGACGTTTGCGAATTTTGAACTTAAATAAATATGTCTTAACATGGATGTAGAGATTTTCTTATCAAAAATGAGATTAAGTCGGTGCGTTATTTGGCTCGGTGTCAGCGGATTCTCTTTGTTATCAAATAAAAGATAATCGACATTTTGCGGAATCACTGAAATCCATTTTTTCAGAATGGTCAATAATGGTTTTGGGATTTCAAAAATCTGTTGTCCCTTATATTTTTTGGTTTTGAAATTATTGAACACAAAGACCTTCTTTTTTATATCCAAAAAATTATCTTTCTCTGCGTCCCAGCCTTTGTGTTTCATTAAAAAATCGAGAGAACGGCGGGGCGGTTGATAGATTCCACCCGTCAAGGCCAATAAGACAAAGTTTTGGATTTTTTGCAAATCCGCCATTTCGAGTTTCTGTTTTTTATAAATTAGTTTGGCTTCTAAATCCAACTTTTTAAGGATTGCATCGACTTCTTCGGTCGGAATCATGTTCTCTGCAAATTTCCCATCTTTTTTTTGCAACAATTGCTCATCATTGTACTGTCCGATGTCATGCATCATCTGTTTATTATAGTCCTTATTTCCTGTAATGACCACTAGGGCGGCCAGGGTTGTTTTTCTTTTACTAAATGGAACGTCTTTCAAATGCTCCATTATGTGTTCAACATTATCGAAATTTTTCAAATCGATTTCCTTATCATCGGGATAACATTTCTTATAAATGTTTGTTAGAATGCTTTTATAAGTTCGAAGAGAACCATTGGAGAGATTTGGACGTTTTTTTAAAATAATTTCCGCTAAATCCATTATATATTTTAACTATTTTTGTTTTTAAATTTTTCAAAGTTTAACTCAGTAATTTTTTATAAACAATTCTTTTTTTG